ATGCCGCCTACACCAATTATGCGGGTTACGTAAGTCACTATCACGTTAACAAGCGTAAGATTGATTGTGCAGGCTTGGACATTAAAGCCTTGTTAGAAGAAATTCAGAGTGAAGAAGAGTAAAGTGATTTTTATATTTTTCATCTTAAGCTGTGTAGAGCCTGCCCATACTCAATCAGGTCAGGCGGAAAAGATTTCAGTTGAAGAAGCATTTGCGTTTGGAGATCCTATTAAACTTCATGACTGGGGAAATACTCCTCAAGTGAAGATCTGCGAAGAAGAAGGGATTAGCATAGCACGCGTGCAAAAGGCGTTAAGTTGGTGGGAACGTTTAGGGTATTCTTTTGGGGATCCCATTATTGATTCCGAAGCCCGAGCCTGCCGAGATAAAAATATATTATGGAACGGCATCATTTTTACATTACCTCACGCCGGTTATGACTATAAATATTATGCTCTCACAGAGACTTATAGGGACACCGACAAAGATGAGCTTATTATGGCACGCATTTATATTCGCGAGGATGCCGTCACCAAAGAACGGGTACTAGAACATGAAATAGGCCACGCTCTCGGGTGGCAACATTACTCTCAGAAATATCACATGATGCATCCCGATTGGAAGGAAGGTGGTTACAGCTTGAAAGGACTTAAGGCGAGGTAGGGTTGAGTGGCGCCAGATTAAAATATGAAGAGTTAGTAATTGGTAGTTCCTTAGATGCAGTGCTGTTCGCCTTCTCTCAAAATCTTCCTATAATCTTCTCAGAGCAGAGGAAGCCATTTCGGTTTGAGTATTTTCCACCTCACCTGTATTTTAAAAGTGTGGGAATAGAAGCCACTACGGCACTTTTAGAAAATTTTACAGGAGGGTTAACGGTAGGGGTAAAAAAATTAGATGTGTGGGAGCGCTTACTTTTTATAATGTCTCTCGCCGGGAAGCTTCCCGTAGCCGATTTGTGCAATAGTATTCGGTGGGATGGAGAGACTTTGATTTGTTCTAATGAGTACGCCAAGATTGCAGAGATTCAATTTGAACATTGTTATTTCTTTAACGATGCGGGGTGCTCCCATTTATTACAACAAAAAGGGCTTCTAAATAAAAGTTATTTATGTTATGATTGGATAGCGTTTAATCGCGGAGGCAAACACAAGATCGATCTCATCGAGACAGAAGATGAATTTGTAAAACAAATATGGTTCTATTCCTCAGATCGCATCGATGGCAAGACTGAGATAAAGGATGCTTGTGCTGTGTCGCTCTTGAGTGAGCAACAACTAAATGATTTTGATTATTCCGAAACAATGGCGAGATTTAAAACAATTGCAGAAATGGAGAACAGGGGAATGAAAGGTAAGTTTAACGGATATGGACCCAATGGTCATCCCAAATACTATAAGTTTCGTACCACACACACTTATCGTGAAAAGAAAGCGGCAACGAATCCGTCGTGGATTGAGACCGAAACCATCACCACCCCCCGTGTTGATGAAATGGAGCTTGTATTCAAAATGAATGACAGTGCCCAGCAAGGACAATATAGAAAGCTCATTAGAACTTTAATGGATTGAGATGCACGTAGCAGGAATTATACCAATAGCTAATTTTAAATCAGATTTTCGCGTGGACTACCCGGAATGTTTACTGCCAGTTGACGCCGGGTTTTCTATGATTCAAAAGGCTGTATTTGAATGTGCGATAGCTGGGTGTCAAACTATTTGGATTGTAGCTAATGATGACTTAGCACCAATTGTGAGACAGCAAGTAGGAGAATGGGTTTATGATCCCGTTTATTATAGTCGCCCCTTTGCTAACTTTCCAAGTTCTCAGCAGAAAGAGATCCCTATTTATTATGCTCCGGTGCATCCCAAGGATCGAGATCGGATCGATAGTTATGGATGGAGCGCGCTCTATGGAATGCACTCGGCCTACATTGTATCTAGCCGTATTTCTAATTGGGTAGTGCCAGAGAAATATTATGTAGCTTTCCCTTACGGGGCTCACAACATCTATCTGTTAAGACAGCATCGCGATTTAATCCGAGACCCTAAAAAGAATTTCTATGTGAGTCATGAAAGTAAAACTGTGCGCGATGGTGAATATCTTTCGTTTACAATGTTTCCGAAAGACTTTAAGCTGTGCCGTACCCACGTGAAGAAAGCCACTACACGGGAACACTACCCCCCAGCAGCGGGAGAACAATATCCCTCTAAAAAAATTCCTTTAAAAGATCGCTGGTCAGGAAGATATTTTGGATTTGAGGAAGTATTTAAATTATATGACATTAGCGGTTCGCATAAATTTGAAACAGATTGGTATCATAATATTGGGAACTGGGATGGTTATCGGACATTTCTAGGTTCAGAAAATTTCATTAAAAAACCAGCAGATGTCTTGACACGGCCACATATTCATGGTAAGATATCATATAACAATCAAGAAGGGGAAAATACTTGAGCAAGATTAAATTTGTGGGATTACACGCGCACAGTGTAGCGGGTTCTATTTTTGATGCGGTGGGATACCCACAAGCACACATGGATTTCGCATATGAAAATGGGAGTGATGCTCTGGCGTTAACCGATCATGGAAACATGAACGGTCTTGCCTATCAGGTTCTACACGCCAAGAAGATGAAGGCAGAAGGAAAGGAGTTCAAGCCAATCTTTGGTTGTGAGGCTTATTTCATCCCGTCTATTGAAGAGTGGCAACAAGAATACACCACAGCTATGGAAGATAAGAAGCGCGCCCGCTCCCTTAAAAAGGACGCAGCGTCGGGGGCCACCGTCGAAGATGAAGGCGCAAGTAAAGCTACTCAATCAATCCTCCGTCGCCGCCGCCATCTGATTTTATTGGCTCAAAACCAGACCGGATTAAACAACCTGTTTAAGCTCGTCTCAGAGTCCTACAAGCCCGAGAATTTTTATCGCTACCCTCGTATGGACTATAAACTTTTGGACCAGTACAGCGAGGGTGTGATAGCCGCTAGCGCGTGTCTTGGCGGGGTATATGCGGGAGATTACTGGGAGAATCGGGAAGAAGGTGATACAGCAGTGTTGGATGCGATGCGCAAGACAACGCGCCAAATGGTAGCCATTTTTGGAAAGCGTTGGTATCCCGAATTGCAATGGAACAGTATTCCCGAACAACACGAGTTAAACCAATACATTATTCAGGTCGGAAAAGAGTTTGATCTTAGATTGATTTCAACAGCGGATAGTCATTACCCTAATCCTGATGCCTGGAAAGATAGAGAGCTTTACAAGCGACTTGGTTGGCTTGGCAAGAGCAAGCCATCATGGGCTGACGAAGAATCGCAGCTTCCGAAAGGTGTAGAAGAGATCGGTTATGAGTTGTATCCAAAGAATGGCGATCAAATGTGGGAGAGCTATCAACAATATTCAACCCAGTGTGGTTTTGAATATGATGATGATCTGATTCTCGATAGTATCGAGAAGACTTATGACATTGCTCATAATAGTATCGAATCTTTTATGCCAGATAACACAGTGCGTCTGCCAGATTTCGTAGTGCCAGCAGGACTAACTGCAACCCAGGCACTTGTTGGATTTTCGGTGGAAGGACTTAAAGAAAGAGGGTTCCAGGGAAATGAAGAATATGCAGAGCGTCTCAAGCAAGAACTACACGTCATTGATGATCGAGGTTTCTCCAAGTATTTCTTGACGATGAAATCTATTGCGGATGTGGCCTCCAGTATGATGCTTGCAGGACCAGGACGCGGATCTGCCGCTGGCTCGTTAGTGGCGTATGTACTGGGAATTACTCAGGTTGATCCAATTAAGCACAACCTTCTATTCTCTCGCTTCTTGCGTTCAGATGCTACCGACTATCCTGATATTGATTATGATGTCTCAGATAGTATGCTACTGAAAGAGAATCTGGTAGAGATGTGGGGTGAAGATTGTGTTGCACCAATCTCTAACTGGAATACGCTGCAGTTGCGCTCGCTCATCAAAGATATTTCCAAGCTGTATAACATTCCGTTTACAGAAGCCAACACCGTTACTTCTATTATGATCCGCGAAGCTATGCCCGAAGCAAAGCGCAAGCATGCTATCAAGGCAGGAGTCTACGCGCCAACCTGGGAAGAGGTGATGGAATTTTCACCGTCCCTACAGGCTTACCTCAATAAGTATCCCGCTGTAAAGGCTCACGTTGAAGGGCTTGTGGGGCAGGTACGATCCTGTTCCCGTCATGCGGGTGGAGTGGTAGTGGCAGAGAATCTGGATAGACGAATGCCTCTCATCAACTCTGGTGGTGTGCGACAGGCACCCTGGGCCGAGGGACAGAACGTTCGACATCTTGAGCCGATGGGCTTCATCAAGTTCGATCTCCTGGGGCTCTCCACTTTGAAGATGATGGAGGGATGTATTGAACATATCCTTCGACGCCATCACGGCATTGCAGAGCCAACTTTTGAACAAGTCCGAGAATACTATAACAAAAATTTGCATCCTGATGTCATCGACTTTGATGATCAAGATGTATATAAGAACATCTTCCACGCAGGGAAGTGGGCAGGCGTTTTTCAGTTCACAGAACCGGGAGCGCAAAACTTTTGCACGAAGGTAAAGCCGTGCAACATCATTGACATCTCAGCGGCGACTGCTATTTTTCGTCCTGGTCCGTTGTCTGCTGGTGTTGATACAGATTATATGGAAGCAAAGAACCATCCTCAATATGTTTCGTATCTCTCCGATGAATCGCGGGAGATTACGGAAGAAACTTTCGGGTTCCTGATCTTTCAAGAACAGATTGCATTGCTCGCTCACAAGCTGGGCGGACTAACTCTGGACGAGGGCAACCTTCTACGCAAGGTTCTCACTAAGAAAGGAACCGGGAAGGCGAACATTAAAACTAAACTTAAGGTTAAGTTTGTTGATGGGTGTGCAGCGAAGGGTATCAGTCGTGATGCAGCCACAGCCTTGTGGACAAAGTTTGAGTTCTTCTCCGGTTATGGTTTCAACAAATCGCATGCTGTTAGTTATAGTATTATCTCTTATCAGTGTGGTTGGCTCTGGAACTATTATCCAGCCGAATGGATAGCGGCATTCCTTGACAAAGAGCCCGAGAGCAGAAAAGAAAAAGCAATTAATATTGCCAAGAAGTATGGATTTGAGATTGCCCCTCTTGATATTAATAAGTCAGGAGTGGTGTGGGAGATTAGTGAAGATGGTAAAACCCTCATTCAACCGTTGACTTCGATCAAGGGCTTAGGGATGGCGGCCATTGATCAGATTCTAGCGCATCGTCCTTTTAATACCGCCGAAGAACTTTTGTTTAATGAAGAGATTACATATTCCAAGTTAAACAAGAAGGCGCTGGATGCGTTGTGTCGCGGAGGAGCACTGGATAATCTTAGTGATGAACGCTTCACTGGCATGAAACACTTTTGGTCTGCCTGTGTGGTAGAGCGTCCCAAGAACTTGAAAAAATTTAAAGAGAATATCGATCTCTATAGAAAGGAAGGAGACTTTACGCAAGAAGAAATCATCCAGTTTAAAACAGATCTTACGGGGGTGTTTCCTCTCAACTTGGTTATCTCAGAAGAGACCATTCAACATCTGCAAGACAGACACATCCCTCCGATTTCTGAATTTGATCGTGCTCTCTTGATATGCTGGTTTATTCCTCGCAAAGTCGTGGCTCGCACCACGAAGAATGGAAAACTTTATTGGATTATTGAGGCGATTGACTCTAACAACGAACTAACTAGAATAAGGTGTTGGGGAGTGAAACCTGAAAAAGATCGTATCTATCTTAACCGTCCCTATATGGCTAAGTTAAAATACGATGAGGATTGGGGCTTTAGTACTTTTGCTATCGGCAGAACATTTAAACTCTTGGGGTAAAAAATGAACGTTATCAAATATTTTAGTCCTCTATTAAAAGAGAAAGATCTTGTTGATAACTTACCCACTATTATACGGGTAAGAAAGTTTACCGAAGATGCTGCTAACAAATTCTCCGTCCAACTAAACAAAGCTCAAAATAGTGGACAACCAATAATTCCAATAATTATTGATAGTTATGGCGGTCAAGTTTATAGTTTGATGTCAATGATAGCAGATGTGAAGCATTCAAAAATTCCTGTTGCTATGATTGTTCAAGGTAAAGCAATGTCCTGCGGGGCTGTTTTTTTTAGTTGTGGGACAGAAGGACTCAGATACATGGATCCAGATGCTACCATGATGATTCATGATGTGAGTTCGATGGGCTGGGGTAAAGTAGAAGAGATCAAAGCAGATGCGGCCGAGACCGAGAGGTTAAATCAAAAACTTTATAAGATGATGGCAGAAAATTGTGGACATCCTCCAGATTATTTTTTAGATATTATCCATAGTAAAGGACACGCTGATTGGTTTTTGGACATTGACGCAGCGCGTAAACATAATTTAGCTAATCACACCCACGTCCCCGAATTAAAGATTTCCGCTCACGTAACCTTTGATTTTAAATGATGTAGCACTCCACTCACCGAACTATTTATATCGGAGGGACAAATGTGGCTGCATCGGATAAAGCTAAATGGAAAAGAACCATTAACCAATTACGATTTTTACATGAAGATTTGGAATTCGTACAAGCCATTGCTAAACAAGCAGGGGCTGATTTTCAACACTACTATGAAGACTTTTGCCGTGATCGCCAGATAGATATTAAGGAGCTTAATAAAAGTAATGCCACGAGAATAAAAGAATTATATACTGAGCAAGAACCATCCGATAATAACGAACAGTCCCCCAGACAAACCGAGAACGAAACAGCGATAGTAGTTCATGATGGCCAAACCTCAGACTATGAAGTAGTGCCTACGGAGTATCAAATGACTCAAGACGAGTTGGAAGTTCACGTGATGTTTTCCAAATTATTTAAGCGCTTGGCATTAAAAATTCACCCCGATAAGCTAGATAATAAGTTGACAGAAGAGGAAAAGAATGATATGATAGGAGCATTCAAAGAAGTTAACCGAGCTTTTAAAGAAAGAAAATATTTTATTCTGTTAGATTATGCAGATCAATATAACATTGCTACACCTCGTAATTATAAACAACAGAATAGATGGATGAAGCGCGAAATTAATAAACTAATTCCTATTCTGGACCACGAAAAGAAAAGCTATAATTACCTTTTCTCTGAATGTGATACAGATGCGGAGAAAAATCAAGTGATGCGTCAGTTTATCGCTCAAGTTTTTAATATTCATATTCCCCAAAAAAATTCCGAAGAGATTTTTTGAAAATAGAATTTGACTTTATCATCAAAACTTGTTATACTAAGAGAGTAATCAAAGGAGGACTCATGTCCAATACATATGAAGAAAAGAAGCGGTATATTAAGGAATATATTCGCTCCCTAAACGCCATCGAAGAGGCGATGGAACCATACAAGGAACAGAAGCGTGAACTGCGCGGTGAGTTCCGTGAAAATGGATGGCTCAGCACCGATGAAATTCGTGCCGCTGTGAAGGCTTATCGACTTTACAAGGGGCAATATAATATTGATGAGGTGGTGGACAACTTTAAGCTTATTTCAGGAGAACAGAGTGATAATTGAGTATGCGAAGGTGCGCGCTGACGCACATACGCCCACTAGGGCTAACCCGTCGGATGCTGGTTTAGATGTATTCTATTCAGCCGTTACGCCGGAAGAACGGATTATACTACGCCCAGGTGATGGGCGGATTCTTCCCACAGGATTGCGCTTTGGAGTCCCTCACGGCTATATGCTGGAGGTAAAGAACCGCTCAAGCGTGGCAGCCAAGCGGGATCTCATTGTAGGAGCGTGCGTGATTGATTCGGGCTATGATGGAGAAGTGTTTATTAATCTCCACAACATCGGCCGGGAGACACAAGTGATTTCCGATGGCGAGAAGATCGCTCAGCTTGTAATGATTCCGGTGGTTCATTTTCGTGGCTATGAGCGCACCGATGGAAAACTTTATAAGTACCCTCTCACAATGAGTCAAAGAGGCGAAGGCGCGTTAGGGAGCACTGATGGATAGTGAGCTTGTCCCCTATGTGGCACGCCGTATAGAGTGGACGGAGAAGTTGATAAAACAGTATATCGACGAAATTCAACGGATGCAAGGTATGGTTGAATGGATGAGAGAGAAAAACTATGTCACCCCCGCAATGAAAAAGAGAATCGACACTCTAAGGCGTACTGAGAAAAATAAAAACAAGCTTCAATTTAAAAAAGGAAGACAATGAATAAAGAAACACAACAAACAATGTTTAGCTCTAAGTCAACTGGGTGGTCCACCCCACAGGACTTTTTCGATCATCTCGATCAACAGTTTGGGCCTTTTACCTTGGACCCGTGTGCATCGTCGCAGAACTATAAGGTAAAGAATTATCTTACAGAGGAAGATAATGGATTGGAACAAAGTTGGGAAGGACATACAGTTTTTATGAATCCCCCTTATGGGCGCGAGATTAAGCATTGGATTAAGAAGGCGTATGAAGAAGGACAAAAGGACAACACTACCGTAGTGGCGCTGATTCCCGCTCGTACCGATACCAAGTATTGGCATGAATATGTGATGAAAGCAGATTTTGTATTCTTCTTAAAGGGGCGATTAAAGTTTGGAGGATGCGACAACTCTGCACCCTTCCCGTCTGCGATAGTTGTTTTCCGCAAGACGTTTCATGATTTCCCACGTGTGAGTACGATGGAGTAAACATGTTTAAATTTATTCTTCCTTTACTCGTTCTTCCCTTTGCGTGTCTTTCTGACGATGGTGCTGGTGGATTTGATAGGGAAAGCTTTGAAGATGAATGGTGGTATTCAGACAAGTTTGAGGTATGTATTTGTTTTTTTAATACTAACCCTGATGCCGAGTATCCTCGCCAGTTATTGATGTTTAATACCCATACTTCTAATATAGAAATGTTAGCGTCGTGGGATTTTGAAGATCCTAATTACTATGTTTTGGATCCTAACACAACCCCCGACCAGTACGGACAAGTAGTCTTTGAAATAAATGCGCCGGAGAAGGCAGTTGATGCCGCATGCTGGGACGTTGAGTTTGGGAACAATACCATCGGCTCCCGCGAAGTTATGTGTGATTGTTCACAAAGGAAGGAAAGATGAATAGACGCCAGCGCCGCGCCCAGGAGCAGGCAGAGAAAAAGATGAGCATAGACGAGAAAAAGCTCTCCGAAAAAATTTTCCTATTCAACAGCTTACCTCAAACTTGTTCAGCATGTAAAAAAGAGTTTGACAAAACTAATAAAGATATGGTATTATCTTGGAGTGTGGTTGTTAGAGCCGACCCCAAAAAAGTTAATTTATTTTGCCCCGATTGTATTGCAAAAACAAAGGAGATTTTAGACAATGAGTGATTGGACCCGGGATTATAAGGTGAGTCAAGGCACACCCCCCGCACGCAATGGGCTTTCGGCCCAACAAACCCACGATCCCTTTGAAGCAAAGGCACCATCTCCCGCACCCCAAGAGAGCCTAGTCGATCACCCGGCTCATTATAATCAGGGACAATATGAAGTTATCGATGTCATTGAAGATTGGAAGTTGGGATTCCACGCGGGCAATGTGATTAAATATGTTTCACGCTATGCCCACAAAGGCACCCCCCTTCGCGATCTCAAGAAGGCACAATGGTATCTTGAGCGATTGATTGAAATGGAGGAGCAAAATGCCAGTGAATAGAATCTCCCCGGGAGCCCTTAATAAAATCATTGAAGGTCAACTACGCGCTAAGACTACATGTATAATTAAATTTTATTCTAACGGATGCCATTTATGTCATAATCTCAAGGAGTATTATGAAGGCGTAGCCGATGATTATCCCGAAGTACATTTCTTCGCTTTTAACGT